ATAGCCGTGCCCGTCACCGTCAGCGCATCGTAGACGCCCGCCAGCGTGCCGGCGCCCACCATGATCACGCCGTACAGGATCGCCGGCTGTCCCGCGGTGATGTTGAGCCCCGTGGCGTCGTCGGTGACGATCTTGTACTTGCAGACGTGCGCAACGTGCGCGCAGTTCATCGTGGCCTTCTGTGTGGCCGATCGGCCGGTCGCCGAACTCTCGAGCTTCCAACCAGACATTTCTACCTCCTGATCATGGCAAGAGGGCCCCGCTTAGGGGCCCTCTGTAGCGGGTGCTTTCTCAGATCCCCGCAGGGCTAAATTCCGGTCGTGCCGTAGATGCCGAGCGGGTCGCTAACCCCAAACGAGTACCGCTCGCGGGCTTTGTAGCGCACGTTGCCGGTTTCGAAGTCGCCTTCCATGTCCTGCTTGAGCGGGGCACGCACGAAGTGCTTCAGTCCGTTGGGCACGTCAGTGATCAGGAACCACGCGTCGAGGTCGGTCAACCAGTGGTTCACCGTGTACCCGCCAGGGATGGCACCGTTGGACTTCAGGGCGTTGATGTCGTTCTTCGCGAAGTTCGACGTACCCGCCGTCGTGCTCAGCTCAGTCTGCAGCACCCGCGTCGCCACGAACGTGTTCGACGGATGGATGATCAGCTTCTTGGGCTTGGCCGCCAGCAACAGACCGCGCTCGTCCACCCACGCCGCCATGTTGATGTAGGCATCTTCCAGCGACGTCTCGTTCAGGTCGACTTCGGACCCTGGCCGGTTGGCGTTGACGTTGCCCTGCAGCGTCGGGTGCGTCGTCGAGCACAGCGTCTGACCGTCGCCGTACGTGACGGTGGCGAACGCCGTATTCAGGATCGCCGCGGCCTTCACCTGCTTGGTGTAGGCCATCGACCGCGCCAGCGCCTTGGTGTACCGGGCCGACAGTGAGTCGTACAGGTTGTCCTCGATCGCCTCTTCGGTGATCCCGAAGCCCAGCGCGATTGTCTCGTGGACGTAGCGCGCCGTGAAGGCTTCCTGGCCGGAGTCGTACGTGACCGCGCCGCCTTCAGTCTTGACCGGAGCCGACGTGAAGCCCGAGAGCTTCACTTCTTCTTCGAACGACCGTTCCGACGACTCGATATCGTAGATCTCTTTGTGCTCCTCGCCGTATCGCTTGTACTCCAAGCCAAAGAGCGCGTTCAGGCCCGGCAGAAGCTCTTTGAGCAGCTGGGCACGAGACATTGATGCCATGATTTAACTCCTTCTTGTACTCAGTTGATCAAGCAGCAGGGGACACGTGCGCAAACGCGTGCATACCAACACCGTAGGTGCAGAAAACCGCCGTGTACGTGGTTGCCGAAGCAGCCGAGTCACGGTCCACATCGACGCAGCGAATCGGCAGCGTCGAGGTAGTTGCCACACCCGAAACGGCGATATCCGACAGTTTCGTCGCAGTCGTGTTCTGGACAATCGACATGTTCTTGCCAATCGTGGCCGCGTAGGTCTGTGCCGAAACGGTCACGCCGCTTGAGACGTAGATGGCGCGGAAAATGATATCGGGGTCATCGCAGACCATCGCCACCGCATCCGCGGCCGCCGTGCTGGCCGTCCAGTACGTGCGGAAGGTCTTGCCCAGCACCGCGTCGGTGTACGAGCAGCCCATGAAGATGCCCAAGATACCCGAGTCAGTGGTGTCCGCCCCGGCAATCGCGGTGGTGTCCGCGCACTTGGTCAGTGCGCCCGAGTCCAGCAATCGGACCAGATCCCCCCGGCGCAGCTGCGTGGCGAACCCGGTTGCAATCGGGTACTCCCGCGTGAACCCAGCGTAGGGAAGACCGTCGCGCCGCTGCACGGGCTCAAAGCCGTTCGGCTTGGTGTAAACAGGCATCTTGCTCTCCTTGTGCCGAGTTGGTTAAGTGGGTGCGATGCAGCTGAACGCGTGGGCACCGATCCCGTACGTCACGAACAGCGCCGTGTAGGTTGTCGCTGAATCAGCTGAAGCGGGATCCACATCGATAACACGGAATGGAAGCGTCGCAGTGGTAGCCGCGGCGTTGACTCCGATATCCGACGTCTTGGTCTTGGTTGTGTTCTGCACGATCGCCACGTTCTTGCCAATCGCGGCAGCACGAGTCACCGGCAGCACCGTCACGCCGGTGTTGAGGTACACCGCGCGGAAAATCAATTTCGGATCGTCAGCGACCATCGCAACGGCATCTGCCGCTGCAGTACCCGCAGTCCAGTACGTGCGGAAGGTCTTGCCCAGCGCCGCATCCGTGTACGAGCAGCCCATGAAAACTCCCATGATCCCGCCCGTGGTCGTGGGAATCGTGTCAGTGTCGTCGCACACAACCAGCGCGCCGGCGGTGGTGACGCGCACCAGATCGCCGCGACGCAGCGCCGAGCCGTAGGCGGTCGCAATCGGGTACTCACGCGTCACCCCCGCGTAGGGAAGACCATCACGGCGCTGTATCGGCTCGAAGCCATTCGGCCCTGTGTAGACAGGCATGCGGTTCTCCTTGTCAAAAAGATGCGCGGCTCAAGAACCCCGCCCGAATTGTGAGACCTTGGTCGTCCGATTGTTGAACATCGGCATGCGACTGTCGGTCTGCTCGTTCGCCAGCTGCTGGTCAACCGACCGCATCTGATTGTCCGTCATTTCAGCGTAATACCTGCGCCGAGCTTCAGCCCTTTCCGCCGGCAACCTCGCCAGAATGAGGCCGCCAACTTCCACCAACTGGCCCTGCGCCGCACGATTTCGGGTGTCGACGTACATGGCCAACTCGGGGTGCTCCTTCGGATCCACCGGCTCCCAACCTTCGCGAATCTTCTTGGACATATTCGACGGGTCATCCGTACCAAGGTACGACTTGCGCAGCCAACGGTACACGTAGCCATCCGACTTCTGCGGTACAGGCAACGTACTTGCCGGTTGCCACGGCTTGTTCCGCTCATCGACGGCGCGTTTCGTGAGTTCGCGCGGTGTGCGATCTTGCGTGGTTTCAGCCATTTGATATGGTCTCCAATTCGACGACGGATGCTGCGTATTGCGCAGGAGTGATTCCAAGACGTTTGGCCATGGATTCCTGGCTCTTGGTGAGGGTAACAACCCTCTTTCCCGAAGCAGAACGTCTCACTGGGGCCACTGGAGTTCGAGGAGGATAACGTCGCTCAGTTGGCGCACCATCTTCGAACTTGCTCGGGAAGGTTTCCCGAAGGCGCCGGTCTATCTCGGCGTAATATTTGTCAGAATCAGACGCTGCTGTAATGCCGTCGGCGGCAAGTTCTGCGTCAACTCCATATGCAAAGCCGGTCATGGCTTTGTCGACCTCGAACCATTGGTTCTTTGCGGCCCATGCCCGCGCCCTTGAGTCGGGTCTTGGCACTCGCGAGCGCTGCGGCTCGGTTTGCTGGGGTTGTACACCAGAATTTTCCGGTTGTCCAGCATTTGACGACGTCCAGCCAATATATTTTTGCTCTTCGAAGATTGCCCGGCTCATTTCCTGAGTCGCATCGGCGATCGCGTCGGCATCAAATGCCTCAGTGGCCGCCTTCAACTTGTCGCGCGCGGCCTGAATGCCGACCTTGGCTTTGTCCTGCATGCCGGCGACAAATACCTTCTCACCGACGGCGTAGCGCTGCTGCAGACTATCTGCCTGCGATTTCATCGCCTGCGCGTATTGGATCGCTGCTTCACGCTCGCGCTCGGCACTCTCCGCACTGCGGCGCTGGTCATGCAGCGCGTGCTTCAGCTGCTTGATACGCTTTTGCACGCCCTCGGAATACTGCGCCAGCTCCTCATCGGAGGGCTCCGCCGCGGCGATCTTCTCCTTGCTCAGCGGCGTACGCCCCTTGTCCGGCTCAGGCGTGTCGTCGACAACGTCAATCTCGACTTCGTCGTCCTGGCCTTCAACTTGGATGTCATCTGGTTCCATGGTGTTTCCTTAAATGCGCGTAACGCCGCGTGGATCTTGCACAATGGCTTCGACAACATCGTCGTTGACCATTCTGAACTCGCGGCCGTGTACTTTGAATCTGGTGCCTGCGTAAGCACGAAGTAGTACAAAGTCGCCTTCTTTGCAGTACGGGCCTGTCGGGAACTTCGTAGTGTCCAGATAGCAATCCGGACCCATGGACATGACAAACCCGACTACCGTTAGCACTTCTTCGTGCATTCGAGTGATGTCAGCTTTTATAAGCCCGTTTTCGTACGTGTCCTCGGCAGCTGGAATCGCTACGAGAATCCGATACCCCGTAGGCACAGGCAGCGACTTTGCTTTCGCCCCTTCCGCCGCGAGTCTCGCTCTAGCGGCCGCGCCCAACTCACCGTCCTGCTTGATCGCTTCTGCAGCGATCGCATTGCCCCGCACATTCGGCGGCAGCTCAAGTTCAATTGTCATTCACTCTCTCCATTCTTTCTGCAGCGTCGAGCAGCATGCCCTCCGCGACTGCGAGCCCTTTGATTTCTCCACAGACGGCTCGGTACTGTTCTATCGTCTCGCAGTATCCACCAGCAAGGTGGTCAGCGAGTTTGTTCATGCGCGCTCGGAGTTCCTTGTTGATCTCCGCAGCGAATTGTGTGACGATCATTCAGATCCTTTCTTGGCTGGTGCCGACGGTGCCGGCGGTGGCTTGCTTGAAATCTGGGCTCCAGCGATGAGCCCCTTGGTGAACCGTTCCTGGTTGCCTTCCTGCGCGTCGGCAGCATGCTGCGCGTCCGCGATGACCTGCTTGACCCGATTGGTCTCGTCTGCCATGGCGCTCTTCACTGCGATTTCCTTGAGCCGAAGGGCCACGTCGTCAGCGTGTATCCGCTGCTTGAGCGCAAGCTCGTCCTTCTGCACCTGCACCTTCGCGCCGGCTTCCTGGGCATTCAAGTCCTGCGCCTTGGCCTTCAGGTCCAGCTCCTGCTTCTGCATCATCAGCACGGGATCCTGTGCCGCCTGCTGGGCCTGCTGCTGGGCAGCCTCGGACTGGCTTTGCTGCAGCACCTTGGACGCCGCCTGCGCCAGCACGCCGGCGAGCTGATACTCCAGCTCCTTCGGGATGGTGTCGTCCTCGGGGTCCGGCAGCGCCGTGCCCAGCGCCTGCTCCATGCGCTGCCTGTAGGCATGCGCCACGTGCTCGGCGAGGTGCGCCTGACCGGCGGCCATCAGCATCTGCGCCTGTGGGTTCTGCCCGAGCAGCTGCGCAATCTTCGGATCCTGCATCGCCGCGGTGTGCACGGCGATGTGCGCCTCGTGGTCCTGGTACGCGTAGACCTTGACCGGCTTGCCCATCAGGATGGCCATGTTCTCGCTGACCGGATCCTTCGCCTTGCCTTCCTTCAGTGACGGTATCAGACGCTCGGGGTCACGGATGCCAACCGTGCGCAGCATGTCGCCGTGCAACTCCGCTTGGTCATAGATCTGCGGCGCCGTCGCAGCCAGCTGCAGGACAGCCTGCTGCGTGACCACCCGCTGTGCCAGCGTGGCCGCGTTGGGGTCGGACACGGGAATAATCTCAACGATGTCGTAGTCAGCCTGCTTGACCTTGCGAGTCGGGTCGACGTCGTAGTCGTAGACCTTGGGCGCCGTGTCGCGCACGAGCGCCTTGAGCAGCTTCAGCTCCATGCTCAGCGTCGCGTGCACCCGCGCGTGCACTGCCGACATCACCTTCAAGGTGCGCTCGATCACCGCCAGCGTGGTGCCGACGGGCGTGTTGCCCGTCATGTCAGCCAGCTTGGTGTCCGCTGTCGATGCGATGCGCTGCCCGGCAGCCGTGACCCGGTCGAGCAGTTGCAGGAGCACCATCGACGGCTCCTTGTATGGCATCGGGAAGAGGCCATCCTTCAGCTGCCCGCCAATGACTTCGGCGTCGCGCCACTCCCCAGGAGAAATCGGTGTTTCATCGCCCTTGATCCGCAGCCCCTTGGCCTTCAGCCCGCCCGGCAGGTTGGACAGGGTGCCGGCGTCGATCAGCTGCCGCGTCAGCGACGTCGCAGACTTGGCGTGGCCGCCCGCGAGATGCAGCAGCCCAAACCCGTAGAACCCGAAGCCGGGAACGTAGGAGTAGTGCACAAAATGCTGCTTTTTGGTGAACTTCGGGTCGTTCTCCGTCCAATTCCGGTAAACGGACATGATCTCGTCCGTCTCGAAATTGATGGTGACGACGTACGGCTGCGCCAGTGTCACCCCGTTCTCTTCGCGCCCCAGCCCGTGCTCGGAGATGTCGACGTGCATCTCGACGAACTTGAACCGGCCGTCCTCGATGTCGTTCAAGCCGGTCTGCTTGTCCTTCGCATCCTTGATCTCGTCCTTGAGGCGCGTCGGCGAACCGATGTCGATGTCGCGGTACAAGCCGGCAGCGATGGCCGACTCGATCTCGGCCTTTGTGTACTTGATGCGGCACGAGTACCGCTCGGCTGTGGTCAGATCCGATGAGCCGTAGGCGATGACAAAGTCCTCGGCCGGCACGAACCTACTGGTCTGCCGTCCAAGCGAACTGTCGAAGTAGACCTTCTTGAACGCCGAACCCGCCACCGGCAAATTGAACAGCATGCGCTCGTGCTCGGTGCGGAACTCGGGCATGCCCTCGGTCAGCCTCCAGTTCATGTCGTTCTGCACACGCAGCGCCGCCTTGTCGCGCTCGACGCTCGCCTTGCCGATGATCTTGGTGCGCACCGGCCCGGCCGCGGGGAAGGTCTCGGTGATCGTCTCCGACTGGAAGCGCACCACAGCCTCCGAGAGCATGGGGTCCACGACACCACAGGCGCCTTCCCATGGCTCTGTGCGCTTCTCCATGTGCAGGCCGAGCAGCTCCATGCCTTCACGGTAGGTCCGTTCCCATTCTTTGCGGCTGCGCAAATCGCCGTCGTAGAAGTCACGAAGCTCGCTTTGCAGCGAACCAAGGTCTTGACTGGACATCGTTTCTGCCAGATTGACGGCGAAGTCGCTCAGCTTCGCCTCGATGGCGTTGGCCAGCGCTTCGGGATCCAGCTCCGTGTCCCCCTCGTCATCGTCGACCACTTCGACTTCGATGCCAGGATCGGTCTGCTCTTGCAGCGACTCAAGTCCTGTGGGAGCTTGGTAGATGCCCTTGTCGATGTTTGCAGTGCCAGCCATGTGTTACTCCCCAACTTCTCAGTAGTATGCAGCCACGCGGCCGTAGAACGGTGTTTTGTCAGACAACGTGTCGTCCGTAGCCAGCGTCAGATACCCACCTTGACGGAAGCGCATCAGGGCCATTGACGTCGTGTCGACGTCGTCATCATGGCTACCGTTGGGAAACTGTGCGATCTGCTCTACGAGTTCTCTTGCCCACCACGTATCCGGTATCCAGACCTTGCCGCCGCGCACGATGTCCGCCACCGCGTTAAGCCGCGCCACCTTGTCGCCCGAGCCGCGGTGCGGCGTGTACTCCTGCACCGGCAGCCCCATAAACCGCAGCTCCTGGTACAGCGGCGCACCGCTTCCTTTTTTCTCAACGATGAATGCGTCCGGCTCCCAGCGCTTGTACTGCTCGACCGCCTTGGCTTTCAGGTCCG